CTGAAAAAGCGAATCAAGACCTGGCAGCTCTTCCTAAAGAGAAAGGTTCAGTTCCTAGTAAATCAGTTGATCCTGGAATGGCAAAATTAGAAGCTAAGGGTAAAAACGTGAGCAAACCAGTTGATCCTGGAATGGCAGAGCTTCCTAAAGCAAAGGGTTCAGTACCTTCAAAGTCAGTTAAAACTGGCGCTGCATCTCTTCCAACTGCAAAAGGTTCAGTTCCCAGCAAATCAGTAGATTCTAAGTTTGCAAACCTTGTAGTTAAAGGTTCTGTTTCAAAGAAGTCAGTTGATTCGTCAATGGCGAAAATGCCTAAAAAGTAATTATTGACAAATGAAAAACTCTACCTCAAATAGCATCCTTGAAATGGGCTATGTTGCTGAGAGCTTTTCATCATATGTTCAAGAAAACTCTTTAAAAGATTTAGTCGGTAAGACTGAGGAAGAGGAACTTGATCTGGACGATGCAAGAGCTATTGGTAAGAAAATCACAAAAATGAAGGGAGAAGACCGTAAGAAATATATTGGTATTGTCAACTTCATGGGAGCCTCTTGCAGAATTTATAATGAAATTTGGGCAAATTATAAACCAGTTGACCCAACTAAGAAAAAAGCAAATGTAGGCAAAGAGTTTAAAGGTGAAAAAACTGTTGGTTAATAATTGAACGCGCGTGGTGTAATTATTGAAACTACTGCAAGTTTTGAAACTACTTGGCGAAAAGTGGATGGTCAAATCAATTGGGATCAAAATGATCAAAAGATTACTATTCATGATGCTGACGTGTATCCCGATTTAGAATATACTGGAGCTAGTGCAAGAGCAACATATGTTAAGTACGTATCTGCTGCTAGAATTAATGAGTTAATTGCTGCAATAAACCTCCGTATAGAAAAAGCTATCCTATCAGATCAGCCAGAGTCACCCAAGCCAGAAGACAATAAGCAACCTAACGAACCTAATTCCAGTCAAACTGGAGTGACCGGGGATGAAGAGAAAAAGGTTCTAAGTAATTACACAGTAGTTGTTACTGCAGATAAATTAAGATTTACTGAAGGTCAAAGAAATATTACAACTTCTTCAGCTGAATTACTATTTAAAGTATCTAGCAATTTACAACCTGAACTAAGTAGGGGCGGATTAACTAACCAAGATAAAATTAGTATTGCGGTTTTATATACGCTAAACGGAAAACTTTTACAAAAGAACATGACTCTTGACGATTTTGAAGAAGACGTGACTAAATTCGGCGGCAATCTAATTATTCAGGTGCTGCCATCAATCGAAGTTAGATTTAAAGCAAAAGAGGACATATTTGCATACGATAATCAAGAATCAACAGAAATCAAGGTCACTAAGGCAGTTAGAGCAGACTTAGAAAAATTGCCTGAAGAAAAGTTGTCAGAAATTGAGAACATGATTTTGCGAATTAGACAGACAAGAACTGCAAAGAAAACGCAAGAAATGCAAGCAAGCAAATCTGCCTCTAATAAATAACTAAAAAGTATAAACACGAAATGGCTGGATTACCACATTGGAGAAATTCTACCGCAGCGAAGGAGAAATATGAGCCAATTTATCTCAATCAGTTTGAGGTATTAATCACTCCTCCACCAGCAGTTGCAGCTGCGATTGGATTTGGTTCGACCTTGATGCTAGATCATGTTAGAAAAGTTGCCGGTTTACCGGAACAAGCAGGAACCGGTAAAATAGTTGAACAATTCTATAAGTTCGCTAGGAGACTGTATGCAGCAGCTAGACCTGAAGCAACTACTGTAACTCTTAAGATTGACTTTGAGGTTAACTTAAACCAAAATAATGATATGTACACCTATAATGCGTTAAGAGCATGGGCAGATCTAGTTTATAATCCATTAACTGGTGCTCAAGGCTTAAAGAGAGATTACGCAGATGCAATAATTACTGTAAATATCTTTAATAGGTCAGGTCAAATCTTTAGAGAACTTAACTTTACGCCAGTATTCATTGGGCCAGATAAGTTAACTGAGATGACGTTGGATTATGCATCTGACGAAATTTATCGTCTAAATGCAACGTTCTCTGCTGATACTTACACCGAAATTCGACTAGGCGATGTTACAAAATAACGAGAAATTTAATCATGGATATGTTTAATGCAAAATCTAGAAGAAATCCTAAAATGAATAATTGGATGGATCTTTCAAAGCCTGGCTTTGGCGGACCAAAAGAAAAAATTGACTTTGATAAGTCTAAAAGAGACTTTCTAAAAGGCTATCAGCGAGTAGTTGATAGAAATGCAGATTTTGAAGGAGGTAAAACTATAAATAACTATGATACCACTTGGAAGGCAGTCTCACGAGACGTTGTGTCCAGACAAGCTAGAAAAAAACCATTTGATCCGATGTACTCTACTCCAGTAACAAAAACTTCAACCAAGATTGAGGAAGGTAGACTTTTCCGTTTTGAAGAATTCGTTAATGAAAAATTTGAAGAAATGATGGATGCTGACAATGATATGCCAGCAGACGACATGCCAGCAGACGACATGCCGATCGACGAAAAACCTGAGCTAGACGAGGAAAAACTCAAAATGCTTATGGAAGAATTCGGAGATCAGCTCAAAGACATTCTAGACGAAGTTTGCGAAAAAATGGAAATGGAAAAAGCTGAATGCTGCGATTACCTTTGTGCAACCATCGAAAATATGTGCAAATCTGAAGAAGATGACGAAGATGAAGGCGACGAAGATGAAGGCGACGAAGATGAAGCGGTCGACGATTCTGAAAAAGAAAAGTAAGATTTGTAGGTTCTTAATAACTCAAAAGGAGAGCGTTAGCCGTCCTCCTTTTTTTTTATTTTATAACAATGATATTTGGTGAATTAATCTTAAATTCATCTTCTGGGTCAAGAACCTTTGCAAAGAACTTAACTGAATAGTACGATCGGTTTAAAAACTCCAATGTATTGATTATTGATATTGGATTTAGGTTTGCATTTACGTAAATAATTCGGCTATATTTACGATTTCTAACGTTAACTGCTTTATCAATTAACTTTTTAATTTCATAATTAATTAGAAAGGCCTGGATCTTATTTGGTACAACAACGTCCTGTTCAAACTTATCCTTAAGAATCTTATTTACATTTAATAAATAATCGCTTTTGGCTTTTTTACAAAATTTATTAATGAACTGTTTTTGATCTCGAACAAATAATATTTCAAGTAGCCGGCTTTCTGATTCTATCATGGTAAATCGACTTTTTTAATATCGATTCCAGCCTTATGTAAAAGATCAAGCCCTTGTCTATCTCGATATTCTTCAAGATAAACTACCCGTATAATACCTGACTGCAAAATTAATTTGCTACATTCTCTGCATGGTGAATACGTGATATAAAGAGTTGCACCATCACAGCTTTGAGTGGAGCGAGCAATCTTTGCAATTGCATTTGATTCTGCATGTAATACATACCATTTTGTTTCATAATCTAAAAAATCTCCAGCTTCATCAAAAATAGGAAGTTCACATTCATTTTCAAAACCTGATGGGGTTCCATTATATCCATCTGATATAATACTTGTGCCTTTAACTATTAACGCGCCTACCTTTTTACGGTTAGCCTTTGACAGTTCTGCCCAAGTTTGTGCCATCTTCATGTAGGTAATATCATATTGATGCTGGCGTTCAGAATTTGTTAATATCTTCATATGGATTGAATATTGGTCAAATAATTTTCGTAAATCCAGTGTAATAGATCTTCTTTTTCTTGAAAAATTAGAGTAGTATCGGGAGTCGGTTCTTCTAACGACTTAAATGTTGTAACCAGATCTTGTGTTGGTCTACCAGATGGATCAACTAGATCTGTTTTAACTAATGGCATTTTTACCGGAGTAAATATGCTCTTTATCATTTTTTCAGCAAGATCATAGTGCCTATCATAGATATGATATGAATTAGCAGTATGAGAATATTGACCCAATTCTAAATCTGGATAGGTTGGCTTTAGATGGGCTAGCATTTGCATTTGTAAAGCGCAAAAGAAAGCAACATCGGTTGGAGTTCCCCAAATAGCATCGTTGCTTCGCATAAACACGCTCATATGTAGCTTATTTTGTCTAATGTGAAAATTTGCATACATCGTACAGACAAAATCTTTATTGTTTGCGTATTGATGCCTAGGCATATTAAAATGCATGACTGCTTGTCGAGTATTTGAATCTGCGATCAAGCTATTTAGTGCCCATTGATATTGCGAATTGCCGAACTGATTCTTAATCGTAAAGATTAAGTTGCCGTATGCAGAATTTACAGTTCCGTCAGTGTTTTGAATTTGTTTCCAAAATTTAGCATGTTTAGAAATATAGTCAACATCATTTCGGCCTAGGAAATACCATATAAACTCTGCAGCTAAATACTTAAACTGAGAACCTCTAACAGAACTTTCATATAGACATTGGCTTGGGTCCTCAACTACTAAGCACGCATCCAAGAATTCTTTACTTATAGTGCCTCGAGCATTATTAGTTTGTCCCACCTCCATGAGAGCCTTTATTGAAATCCAATAAGCTTGTGCAAAAGTTTTTCCCTTAAATACTAACATACCAGTATTTTACTATAAAAGTGAGCGTTAGTTTACTAATTAACAAT